TGACTCTACGAGCACTCTTAAAGGTCACGTTAAGATCTCTAATAAATTAGATCCAAGTCAGTTTATTATATTCACAATTTCAAGTTTAACTGATAATAGTGGTTACTTTGATGTCACAGTAAGTCCTGTAGATTCATCAGCGACCAATCCATTTAGTGCTAGTGAAGATATAATCGTTACTTTTGCTAGGACTGGTGATAAGGGTGACACTGGTGCTCAAGGTGCGGCAGGTAGTTCTGGTTCTTCAGGTAGCGCCGGTGCTCAAGGTGCTGCTGGACCTACTGGTGCTCAAGGTGCTCAAGGACTTCAAGGTGCTCAAGCACACATAAGTGAAAATGCTCCCACAGGTCCTAGTGTTACTGTTGGTGATTTGTGGTGGGAAAGTGATACTGGTGATTTAAATATATACTATGATGATGGATCAGGATCACCATCTGCACAATGGGTAGAAGTTGGATCTATGGGACCTACTGGTGCTCAAGGTGCTACTGGTGCCGGTGGTTCAGCAGGTCCTACTGGTGCTCAAGGTGCTGGTGGTTCCACTGGTCCCACTGGTCCAACAGGTCCTACTGGTGCACAAGGTGCTGGTGGATCTACTGGTTCAACAGGTCCTACTGGTCCTACTGGTGCACAAGGTGCTGCTGGTGCTCAAGGAGATGATGGTGGAACTGGTCCAACAGGTCCTACTGGTGCTCAAGGTGCTGGTGGTTCAACAGGTCCATCAGGTCCATCAGGTCCTACTGGTGCTCAAGGTGCAACTGGTTCAGGTGGTCCAACAGGAGCACAAGGTGCTGCAGCAGCAGGAACGAATGGTAAAATCCTTCAGGTAGTGCATGTTGAAAAAGGTGATGTATTTTCTGCAAATGCAAGCGATGGCAGTTTTTCAACTATTTTCTCTGCATCAATCACACCTTCTTCTACATCAAACAAAATTTTAGTAATGTGGAACTCCAACCTTTCCCTTAGAGATACTGGCAAACGTGCAGGTTTTAGGATGTTAAGAGGATCTACGGTAGTTAATGTTGGTGATACGCTCGGCAGTAGGACTCCTGCCGGTGTGGGCAACATGAGATCTAACGCAACCAATGAAAACATACCTGCTTCGCAAATGTTTCTTGATTCACCAAGTACAACCAGCTCAGTTACATATAACCTGCAAGTAGGCGCTGAGGATGGGGCTGTTGAAATTTTTGTAGGACGATCTGAAAACAACACTAATAACAATACTTATTATACGATGATTAGTAACATTGTTCTTATGGAGGTAGCAGCATGAATCACCAAGCTATTCGCAGGGCTTATCCGCAAGCTCACGTTATTGATGACAGCAGAGGAGCGTTTGACGTTAACGGCAATCAAATTTCGCTGGATCAATCAGTTATTGATGCTGCTGCTGTTGAGGTTGCAGATGAACAAGCACTTGTAAGACTACGCACCAAACGAAATTATCTACTTTCTGAGACTGATTATCTTGCATTGTCTGACGTTACTCTTAGTGCAGATATGCGAACATATCGTCAAGAACTTCGTGATTTACCTGCAAATACATCTGATCCAGAAAACCCAGTTTGGCCCACAAAACCATCATAAATAAAAACATATAATATACAACTATGAAATACGGTATTCCATCAGCATTAGAAACACTTACACCAAACGCAGACTGGTCGCTGGACGGCGATAATTATTCTGGTCTCAATTGGATTAACGGAAACGGTCACGATAAACCTACTGAAGAAGCACTGAATACAAAGATTGCCGAACTTGACGCTGCAGAGGCGATGAGACTTTTGCGTATTGAGAGAGATAAGAAACTTGCAAAAGATGATTGGAAAGTTGTTATGGCAAAAGAGACTGGAACTAATCTTTCTAGTGCCTTTAAGACTTATCGCCAAGCACTGAGAGATCTTCCTGCTTCTGCAACTCCAACTCTTAACTCTGGTTATGAATTGGATATGACTTCTGTAACTTGGCCCACGGAACCTTCTTGATATGGCATCTGAATTAAGAGTAGATAGAATAATTCCTGTTGATGGAGTACCATCTGGTGGTGGAGGAGGAATTATTCAAGTTGTTCAAACAACAAAAACTGATACAGCTTCAATAAGTTCATCAACTTTTGCTGATATTTTAACTGTTTCTATTACACCAACAAGCACTAGCAGTAAATTTTTATTAATTGGTGATTTAAAAATAGGTTATAGCAGTTATACAGCAGCAGTAGCGTGGAAATTTGTTAGAGATTCTACTGATATATTTATTGGAGATTCTGATGGTAGTAGGTCTAGTTGTACTTGGGGTCTTGAAGATGGACATGATAACAGTACAGTATACCAATTAGATACAACATATGGTACTTTTTTAGACTCACCTAGTACAAGTTCTGCAATTACTTACAGAATTCAGTGGAAAGCACCGCAAGCGACTGGATATCTTAATCGCACAGGAAGTGATAACAACAGTGTAGGTTATCCAAGGACTGCTTCATCATTTACAGTAATGGAGGTATCAGGATAATGTCAGAATTAAGAACAAATAGAATTATTCCAAGAAATGGATTGCCTTCCGGTGCTAGTGGTGGTATCATACAGGTAGTATCAACAACAAAAACGGATACTTTTACTTTGAATAGTGAAGATCCAACGGCAGTTACTGGTTTGACAGCTACTATCACACCAACTAGATCTGACTCTAAGATTCTTATCTATATGGATGTAAATTCATCTGCAAGTGCTGGAAATTATACATCTTGGTTTTATATCTACAGAGACAATTCAGTAGTTAGTGGTGCAAGAGGTGACCAAGGGGAATCATCTCAAGATAGAGCTTTTAAATCTGTAAGACATAAGGAATCTAATTGGCCAGCAGGACTTAGTGGTATGTTTTTAGATTCTCCAAGCGAAACATCCGCAACAACTTATCAAATTTATATGTCACAAGAAGGTGGTTCTACGGGATACCTTAATAGAACTCATTCTAATAATAACAACGCTTACCATCCTAGAACCACTTCTAGTATTACTGTGATGGAAATTACTGGATAAAAACTTGACTTCTGCATCATAATCTTCTACAATACTTTTATATCATTGATATTTGAATGAATCATAAGTTTAGTATTATTACGCCTGCACATAAGAAGACGCCATATCTTATAGTGCTGTACAATAGTATTGCTGCTCAAACCTACGAGAACTGGGAATGGGTATTGTGGTTGAACAATGATCTGAATGAAAAAGATCTACCACAAAAGATTGTTAAAGATGAAAGAGTAAGGATATATCGAACTGAAGAAAAATCTACCAGTGTTGGATATCACAAGCATCATGCCTTTCATAAAGGTGAGGGTGATGTTCTTGTGGAAGTGGATAGTGATGACATCATCACTCCAAATTGTCTTGAAGAACTAAACAAAGCATATCAAGATTCAGAGATTGGATTTGTATATAGTGACGTTGCAATTCTTGATGATGACTTTGTTCCTTATAATGAATCACACGGATGGACTTACTATCGATATAAGCATAATGACAAAGAACTTTATGCGATGAATACCTGGGAACCAACTAGTCATAGTCTTGGTTTCATTTGGTATGCTCCAGATCATATTAGATCTTGGAGAACAAACATCTATTGTGACATCGGTGGACATAATGTTGAATTAGATATCTGCGACGATCACGAACTGATGATTCGCACATATTTGAAGACAAGGATGTATCACATTCCAGAACCTCTTTACATCTATAGGATTACTGGAGATAATACATATCTGGAAAGAAACGCTGCTATTCAAACTAAAACTGTAGAGTTACAACGTCAGTATGCATATCAACTTGCAGAGAGAGATGCAGATCTCAAAGGACTATTGAAGGTTGATATTGGTGGTGGTCTATTTCCAAAACCAGGATATATGACTATCGATCAAGAAGGTGCTGATATTACTTGTGATCTCAATGAAGGCATCCCTCTTCCAGATAATAGTGTAGGTGTTGTTAACGCCAGTCACATCATTGAACATCTGAGAGATCCTATCAAAACGATGAGAGAGATTCATCGTGTTCTTGCACACGGTGGTTGGGCTTTCATTGAAGTTCCCTCTACTGATGGTCGTGGTGCCTGGCAAGATCCTACTCACGTCAGTTTCTGGAACGAACATAGTTTCTGGT